GGTTTTAGTGGCTTCTTCAATTTTTTGGAAGCGTTCCTTACTTGACTGTGCAGACTCTTGAACTACAGTTGCATTTTCTGCAATAGTTTTAGTTGGAGATTTGCAACTTGCTAGGGTAAATAATATTAACAGTAAAAAATACTTCATTTACGTTTCTCCAATTCTATAACTCTTTGTTTTAAATCATCTAGCATTGCACCGTGACGAGCATCATTAGATGAAACTTGAATCTGGGCTTTAACCAAATCTTGAACAATAATCTTTAACTCAGCTAAATCTTTATCAGTTTTATCAATTAATTGACTTCTTTTTCCGATATCAATAAAAAATCCACCAACACCAATAGCTAATATAATAAGCTGAAACCATTGAAGTACAACTGTTGGACTATTACGATTCTTTTCCTCCATAGATTTCTCCTTAATTACTAAAGGTTGTTGATGTAAATCCACTGTAAGTACTAGTTCCATCAATTAAAGCTGTAGTACCATCAGTATTTAAAACAGACAATCGAATCCAAAGATTACTTGGTAAACCAATACTGGTAAATTTAACAGCAGCCTCATTACGTCCCATAGCTGAAGGATAAAATTGTGCTGTTGCTGTTCCAAACGTAGAACCAGAACCAGCAAGAAAACCTAATGATTGAGATGTAATAGAGGTTCCTGATAAAGTTTGTTTAAATAAATCTACCTCATTAACCCCGTAACCAGGACTTACACTAGGCAGCCAATCTGCAATACTAAGAGTACTAGTTACAACTGGTGAAAGATTGTATGTCCATGGTCCAAGTTCAGCGTTAGTATCTGAACTACTTGTAGCATATTCAGGTGGATTATCAATAGAAGAAGTATACTTTCTATAAATCTTAGAATAACCGATTGACTTTAGTCGTGGAATTCTTATTACTAAAGTAATTACATAATAATTAACACTATCTATTTGTTCTATTTTTTCATCTTTTATGTAAATTTTAATCTTACTTTCAAATAACCTAGACCAAGCACGTTTAGTTGTTGGTTCAATTGCAACATTTTGATACTGTGTTTGAAGGGTTGTAGTAACTTCACTGTTGCCGTTTGATTGAGGAAGATCTGAAAATCCATGCTCTAAAATAATACTAGACTTAAGATGTTTGACTCCTGTTTGTTTTAAATAATTAACAACACTAGGTTTACTAACAATACGATAAACAAACTCATCACAGGGATCTTCAATAAATTGATCAGCTTCACTAAACAACTTATTAGCATCTATATTATAAAATCCTGTACCTATTGCCGCAATATTTGAAACAGCTGTAGATTGTCCTATTCCAGTTTTTATATCATTTGGTCTAAATACCCAAGGAAAAGCTATTAATGAAGCATTATTAGCTGTATTATTTTGATTCCAAGCAGTAAAAGGAGGATTATCTATAGCAGATCTATAAACTTTTGGTGTAGTTGATGGCTCACTCACATTATAAAAATACCAATCAATATCTGCTTCATTAAATTTAAAATACTCATTACTGGCTGTATCTTCTGTCCAACGTTGTTGAAATTCTTGCCAAAATGAATTTGCTTTATAATATAACCCTTCAATATTCTGCGAAGTTGATGAGTTAGCATTAGCGTTAATCTGTAATCTATGGTATCCTGTAAAACGTAATTTAGCTCTAGCTCCTGTTTGAGTAACACTGCCTGGACTATCCATAGTTAAATCATATACATCTTCTTCTGACAAAGATAAAGAATCAGCAAGAGCTAGTTTATTAAAGTAAATAATTTGATCTGGAATTTTCCATAAAACGGGAAGACTAGTGTCTGTTGTTTCTAGTCGTTTATAAGGAATATTTCGCCATTGGCTTAGGGTTGCTCCTAGTCTTGTTGAATACCAAACACCAATATCTTTGCCTTTTTGCCATCTTGCAATGTGATTGGAAACTTTACCTCTAGGAGCAGTAGTATTACTATTATCTCCAATATAGTTATATGTTTGGCTTGATTTAGGACGTGCTGCTGCAAATGCCATGTCTCTTAAACCCATTAAATAATAATCTTTAACTCCGTTTTCAACGGTAATAGAACTATCTTCAGTGTTCCATTCATTACCTGGGGTTGATAAAGCAACACTAAGTGCGCTTTGCGAAGCGGCTAAATTTGTTAGTTGTGTAAAAACATAAGTACCGCCACTATTAAAAATTACAGGTAAATTAATATGAGTTACTTTACACTCAGGTACACTAAGATAAAAAGCTTTAATACCATAACCCTCTAGCTTAGATTTAAAAGTACTAGCAACATCAGTTGAGTTATAGGTAAAATAGGGACTTGAGTAATAAGTAATATTTGGAGAACCAGTAACTGTAACGCCATGTTTTAAAAGAGGACTAGGTGTACTTATATCATATCCAGCGGTAGTATATAACTCTTCTGGCTTATGCCAAAATGCTGTTTTAAAATTACCTAAATTATCTTTATAATCTGTAATTCCATCCTTGCGAATATTACCTAGATTAACAGTAGAATCATTTATATTTTGTCTATTGTGATTTAAATTCCAATAAAACTTTAGTTTAATAGGATTTGTAAGGTTTTGATTAGCTAAGTCTAATTCAGTTCTAACTGTAGAAAAAAATGAAATAGGATCAGTTCCATTTGGTATTGTGTTTTTAAGAATGTGATAAACTGTTGGAGCATCTGTTAAAACCCAACGATTATTAGTATCCTTAAATCCAGACATTGCCGATACAGCAGGACCAGTAAGAGTAATGTTTTGATTACTTGGGTTAAAGTAAGAAGTACTTCTAACTTGGTTGTAGAAAGTATAATCAGCAAATTTAAGATTTGTTTCAATTATACTAAAAGATGGACTCTTAGCTGTCCACTTGCTACCATTACTAGTATCATAAATTAAAACATCATTATTATTTACTGGGGCTATATCAACATCCGTAAGACTGGAGATTGTAGATACTACTGGTCCTGCTACAAATTTACTACCATTCCAAACAAGAGTATAGTTTAGTGAAAGATTTAACAGATCAAACTCAACTGTATTTTGATTTCCAGTAATAACAAATGAATTTAGCTGTGGATTGATTACCGACCACGATGCTGTATTGGTTGGAAGGTTATTAGTATTACTTGCAATAATTGATTTATAAATTTTATTATTGTATGATATAATTTCACCAACACCATAAGTTGTTCCGCTATTCCAAGCAGAAATAGCAACTGAAACTGGATAGTTTACATTAACTGTAGAAGTTAAATATCCTTTTTCTTGAGTTACAAATAATAACTGATGAAAACAATCATTAAGTTGTTTTGCCGTTAATTTAGCACCATCATTAAAACGATAAATCATTTTATCACTAAGTGTTATTCTTTTAATAACAATTTGATCGTAATTAACTAATGATGAAGAAACAGTAATTGTTTCATTTGTAGTGTTAATAGTAAAGTCTGTAGTATAAACTAACTGTACTTCAGTGTTGGTTGTAGAGTTTTTCTTAAATACTTGAAGCTGATCATCTACTGGAAATTCACAAATTAAAGCCAAAGTTGAATACGAATAAACAGTTCCAGCTATGGTTTGTGTGTTTATAACGTTTGTATATAAAACTGGGTTTGCACTAGTATAACTATAACAGGGCATAAAGACTCCTTATTCAACGCTGGTATTATATGATCTAAAGTTACCAACAATTTCTATATTTGAGATATTACATGGTGTAGGATAAGATGATTTTACAAAAATCTTACAACCTTCAGAATAACTTAAAACCTTAACTAAATGTTCACCAACAGTATCTATTTTTAGATTTCCTACATTATCTACAATACTATTAATATCTAAAGGATAAAAAGTTACTGGTGCGTCTGTTCTTCCACGTCGTTGAATAACAACATCATAGGAACCAGAATTAAGATGTTTAAATGTAACTCGTTTAAGGTTTAAAACACCTTCATAGGTACTATTTGGATCGTTTGGACTACGGAATGTTTGTTGAGACAATTCTACATTCATTTCATAGGGACGGCCTACTGCTACTGTACTTGTTCTATAATCCCCGTTTATTAAAACTTCAGTAACACCTAAACCAACATTAAATGAAATATCACCTGGAGCAATGTTTAAATCTGTGTATTTAAGACTAGTAGACCAACCTGATCCAGTTAAAATAACCTTAGTTACTTCAGGATCATAAGTAGATAATACTATTCTTGTTTTGTTTCCGTTAATTAGAGTTGGATCTGGTGTTAAATACATTAACCCATCTAACATAGGCGTAGTAATTGGTACGCTTTCTAATGAAACAAAATATGGATAAAGCTTATAGACAGGAGTAACACCTGGTTGTGATGGCCTTTTTGAAATTAAATACATATCTTTTTCGTATGATTGCATAGCACAGATTTTATCTAAGCTAGAGAAAATCCACCTATGAAAAGCATTTTGAACAATCTTATCACCATTAGTTCTAAATGTAAACAAATATACATAGTTTTGATTTTGTTCATCTGTTAAAAACAGTGTATTAGTAGCTGAGCTTACACTTAGTGATCCAATGTTTTGAGGCAAATAGTCTCGACAGTGGTGGCTTATATCCATAGAAGTGGAGTACTCATCATTAAATGAACTACCACTAAGATACATATAAAGTTTACTGGAGTTAACAAAAAAGATATTGTTACTCATTTTTAGTGGTTTTACAAGTTTAGACGTAGAGAAAAACGATGTAGGTCTAAACTCAACGTTAAATAAAGAAATACCAACATCAGCTGATCCACCACGAACTTCAAACTGAACAGATCCAGAACTCAAAGCAAAAAGAATATTTTGAAATGGAACAATATGACTAAGGCGATTGTAAGCTCCAACACTTGCTTGAATATCAATAGGATCTGATTCCGTAACGTTATTAACATCATCAACCCAATAATTGTAAAAAGAATTTGTTCTACTAGCTAATAAAGTATTATCAGTAGCAATCCATAATCTATTTTTCCAAACAGACATAGATTGTATGGTTTCTTTTCTTTCTAAAGCTTTCGGACCAGGATTAGTTAGACTAGTTCCTGATCGGCGTGGAAACAAAGGCATTGCTTTTACTTTCCATTTACCAGCATCACTAAAGTCTTTATAGATAATAATGGGAAACCGACGATGATCAAAAACAGAATTTGGACCCTCAGATCTAATTCGCTCAAAGTATGGATTTTTAGTATATCTTGTTGCTCTATAAAAACCAGTTGTAAAGGTTAAATAGGGGTTTCTTGCATAATAAACTCTACCAAAACCGTAATAAGATGTTTGACCATCTCGTTCTTCAGCAGTTAATGGTGAGGTTAAGTAATAATGATCTTTTGTCCAATCAATTAAATTAGACACAGGCAACGGAACTAATCTTGGATTATCATAGTAATGATGAAGCATTCGTAAAGACTTATATCCGTTTGGATCTCTAACATCATTATAAACTTCTGATGCTGGGTATTGTGGAATAATACTAAAGTTTTCTACATTTTGTCCAATTTCTTCTTCCTCTAGGGTATTAGGATCAATCTGAAACTTAACATTATCACGAACATTAATCCAGTAATTACTTACATTTAAAGGATCTAAAGAATCTTCTAAATTAGGTACTGGAGTAGATGGTGGTAAAGCTATTTTATAATTAATAACATCACCAGAATGTATAAACTCATTTGTTGGTATACTTGTAAACCAATTTTCTGCATTAGGTGAATTCTCTAAACTACTATTATCTGGTAAGTAATCTAAAGAAATTTTTTTATTCCAAAGGATTAAACCCACGTCAAAATCAATAGAACCAAACGTATCTTTAATAGCTCCAGGTGTTATATTAGAAACATTTGTTCCAGCTATTTTATAATTAGTTGTTGATGCTTTGTTACCATAAGTAATATATTCAAAAATCCCACGATTAAAACCAGATGTATTATTTACATATCCAGCCGAATCATCTACAGTCTCTTTAACCCATTCTGTAGGTTCAATCCTATAAACAGTTATGAAATCAGAAAGGTTGATTGTATGTCCATTATAGGTAAATGAATTTTGAACTACAGGATCAAATGTATATCCTGCTCTATTAATAATAATGCAATAACGATTGTATCCATCAATATCTAAAAAGTGAAAATAAAGGTTATCAGTATTAAAGTTTAATCCCGCAGGAACCTCAACATTAGCAACATCTAGATAACTATTTCCAGTACTGGTGGATACATAAGTAAGTGGTGGTCTTTTTTCAACAGACTTCTCAAGAGTAACAAGGCAGTTATCTATGTTTTCAGCCTCACTGGTTAGTCTCTTAGTAGGTGCTTGTCGCCCTACGCCACCACTTAGTGTATTAATTGGAAGTCTTGCAAAAGCCATTAGAACCTCGTTCTTGTAAAGTATGGATCACTAGAGAGAATGCCACGTCTATCGACAGCTGCTCTAGTTCCATGATCACCTAGTAATATAGATCTATTTTTCTTAAAAACATCAGAAGCTCGACCACGAGAAAGATGGTATTGTTCTCGCATAGCCATACGCTTATCGACGTCTAGATCACCTTGGGTTATAGCCTGATACTCTCTAGCAGCGGTTTCCATGATTCCTCTTTGTAAAGCAGAATCAATGTCATCCCAACCATAGTTGTTTACTGCGTTATTAAGTGTTACAATAACCTCAATTTTTAATGCCTTATCAAATACATCAGTCTGCTTGGTGATGTTGAACAACCTCGTTGGATTGGACTTAATAGTAGTTTGGATCACCTCCCCCGTCGTAGGATCGAACAGAGGTTCAACAACTTGAGCATAACAAGCAGTATCGGGTAAGATTATCTTACCTACGTTAACACCAGCTGTTTCAGGAGTAAAGGTAGCAACATATCTATTGTTTGCTATACCCCTCATTACAGCTGCCTTTATAGTTTGATTAAGTATGAACTGAGCAACACTTGTATCGACACCCGCATCTGTACTAAGATCGTTTACTATGTGTTCACCCGAGGACAATAGCATGTGATTAACTGCATCTACATAGCTGTATAGTCCCATTACTTACCTCCCTTCTGCTTATAAGGCACAAGTTTGTTTAACATTTCTTGACGTTTTTCGCAACCACATCCTGGGGTTTTTTTAAATCCCAGTTTGTTTGCCACCTTAGCTACGGTATCGCCAAGACCCTTAGAAGACATTTGAATTGGATTATATGGTTTTAAAGACATAAGTACTCCTGAGAAAAAAATACCTAGGGGGCCTTTCGACCCCCTAGGTACAAATAACAAAATGTAATTAATTATTAGATGTCATACGAAGCTTGGATTGCAGCGCAAAGTTCTGGACGAAGAACACCAGCGCCACCCATAATTGAACTAACAGTAAAGTATGTACCACGACGGACATCCTTAACTGTTTCAACCTTCATACCTTGTAAGCGTAACGAGCAAACAGCATTACGTTGCCAAATCAAAGCTTTAATTGGTCTAACAGTACCAGCACCAGCTGCAACAGCAGTAGATGGAACGTTATTAGTTACGGTTGGGCCTTGTGGATTAGTAAGACTGTATTCAGCACCAGCTGCAACACTACCAAGCCAGTTAAAATCATACTTAGCATCGCCAAGATCCCAAGTATAACCTGGAGTAGTTACTAAACCAGTTGATGCACTGACTACACGGTTAACAGTAGCATTTGAGTTACCTTTAGATCTAACAACAGTACCATCAAGTTGAGCAAGGTGGTTGCTCTTGATGATCTTGACACCCATGTATTCAAGAACATCACCAAGACCAAACATACCCTGATTAAGACCAGCACCTAAACCACCAGCTTCAGATACACCACCGAAGTATGGACGGCCAGCACCACCAACGAGGCCAGTAGCATCACGAGCAATACCAAGAGCACGGATATCGTGGAAAGCAGCTGGAGATACAGCGCAATAAACTTCACCAGCTGGAACATCTTGTTCTTGGAGATTTACCATGTAATACTCAAGGTGTTGAAGAAGTGCAAGAGCAGCGTCGGTTCGTTGAGTATCAGTTACACCAGTACCACGATTACCAAGATTATTAAATACCGCATTACCACTAAACTTAAAACCACCAGTGTAAGTGTCATTATTCATACCAGCAAGACCAGTACCAAATGGATTACGATTTGGAAGGAATGCGCCTTGAGCAATCATGCAAGCAATTTGCTTATCACGAACATTAGCAAGAGCAAGACCAGCTTGACGTGCTAGTTCAGCACGATAATCCCATTGGGTAAGCATGAGGTGGATATCGTCAAGTTCAAAGAACGCAGCCATTGGGCGTTGGTCAAGTGAAATATCGAACCAACCTGGAGTAGAAATACCTGAATCTCCAACTAATTCTTCACCAGCTTCCCAAATACCCTTG